GGGCAGATACGCAAGAGAAGACAGAAAGAAGTATATGACAAACAAGTGTTCAGAGAGAAGGTTATAACATATGTCGCGTTGGCAGTGGTTCTTACTCTTGGTGTTGGTATTTTGGGTGGTTTCGTATACGGTCTTATGGGGTTCGACAGAGGTTGGTGGTAAGTGTGTTCGCAAAGAGGGTGGACAGTACACGTTTGAATATTTATGTGCAGTAAACAAAGACACAATAATACTTGCACAGTCAGACAACATCAAAAACTGTTACACCTGCTTCCTCAAAAAATTTAGTGACTGGACATGGGAGCAAGAGAAGAGGAAAGGCATACGTGAAGACCCAAAGTATATCACATGCCGTAGATACAAAAGAGTGCAGACAAGAAGTGGACAGCAAGTGTGTTTATACAAAGGGGCAAACGATACATATACGCTAGTGGTTGAAGGTGAGTGTCCTTCACAGTACCGTTGCAAGTATGACCCTAATGGTCAAGAGCCTAACATAGACAGCGTATTAGACTCACTCAACGATAAG